TTTAACCATTTTAATAACCCCACTTAGTAACTAAATAATTTTGAACAAGTCCTGATTTAACTAATAAATTTTTAAGTACATTATTATCAGAATCAGTTTTTAAAAGATTTGTACTTGTTGATGCTATTTCTTGTACTGCTTTTAGAATATAAGATTGTTCATATGTTACTTTAGATTCAAACCAACCTATAAGATTTTGTCTGCATCCATTAGTAACAGGTGTAACTTTATGTGGATATATAATTGGAAATATAACTACTTCACCTTTATTAATTTTATATCCTATTTCTCCAGCTTCTGTTTGTAAAACAAACTCTCCACCTTCGTACTCATTACTTAATCCAATAGTAAAACCATAATTATATAACATTTTACTATCAGATGATTGAAAAGAATCTACATGGTAATCATAAAAATTATTATTACTATAACTGTTATAAATTCTTGTTTTTATTTTTAAAGGAGCATAAATTGTTTTTATTGCTCTTTTATTTTTTAATAACTTTCCTATATGTTTATTTAATTCTTCAGGAATAGTTGATTCTTTATTTTCTTTTACATTATAAATTTTACTTAATTGTTGTGAATGTTTTCCATCAATAAATATTTTATTATAAGTAAGTTTATTAAGAATATTATTTATTTCTTCTTCAACAAATACTTTATAAATCATTTTATTTACCCCACGCTTTTTTCAAATATGTTTGAACTAACGTGGATTCAACAAAAGCATCTTTATCTTTATCTTTTAAATATACATTTACATCATATAAATTTTTTAATATAAAAGCTTGTTCATAAGATACATTAGAAGATAACCAACCTATAATGTTTTCTCTTATACCTTCTGTAATTGGTGTAACTCCATGTGGATATATGATTGGAAATATCGCAGCTTCACCAGCTTTTAATTGTTTTGACACAGGACCAACATCTGTGTGCATTAAAAAACTACCACCTTCATAATCATCATTTAGATTAATTGAAAAACCATAATCAAAAAATACATTATTAGATTTTGGCATTGCTTTAAAAGCATCTACATGAATATTGTAGTAATCATCTTTTTGATATTTATTATAAAAATTTACTGATACTCTATTAGGACAGTAAACAGAATCTATATAAGCATGATTATAAAAAATATCAATTATATATTTTCGTATGTGATCAGGTACTGAAGCTGTTTGTTGATTCTTTTTAAATTTAGAAGTTTTATTTAATGGTTGTGTTAGCCCACCATCTTGAAAATGTAAACCTTGAATACCTTCACGACAATACTTAACATCTTCTTCATCAAGAAGTTTAATAAAAAACATATGTATCTCCGTTAATTGAACTTAGCAAAAAGAGGAGGAGTTTTTAAGGAACTCCTCAAAACCTATACGATACTAAGTACCAGTTGATACTGTAGCAGCTTCTACTGGGTTTTTAGAAATATCAGCCATTGCGATATGTGCTCTAAATCTCCATGCAGTAGTTTTAGATGAACCACCGTCAATGACAAGAAGATCAACCGTATCTGCTGTTGTTACCAACGCAGGGTTGCTATCTTGAGCACCTGAAGCAGCCATTAAGAATGGAACAGAATATCCTGCCGCTTGGTCAGAATCTGCACCATCTATGAACATATCAACATCACCACCAGTAACACCCACATCATAAGTGATCTGTTCGTTACCAGAAGCTTCAAGTTGTTCAACACAACCACCGATAATTAAAGTATCGGCAGGTATATCAAATAATTGAACTATGTCTCCTTGTTCTAAGTCTGTGTTGTCAACAGCATCATATACTGGTGATGTTAAAACATAAACTTTATTGGCACTAGCTGGATGTCCAACTGTACCTCCCCCACTATGGGTTGCATTATATGTAGCCATAATATATACCCCCCTTTAAGTATTAAGATCAGGAACGCCAGAGTAAACCCCTGTAAATCCTGTTCCAGAGCCACGAAGAACCTTACGTCCAAATACGTGTAAGCCACGTATAATGTCTGCAAAGCTGTTTGGGTCACGAACTACTTCTGTTTTAGCAATAGCTGAAGCAGTAGCAACTGAACTCATATGACCAAACAATACATTAGTTTCACCACTTGTTGATGAAGGTCCGAAAGTTGCTGTAGAATCAGCACCAGCAGAACCAACTGCAATAGCATTTGACTGATAAAGTGTGAAGCCATGTACTTTTCTAGCAGTAACATTACCGTTTAAAAGTGGACTTCCACTTTCGCCAGTTACACTAGAGTCCATCAATTTTGCATCTGCTTGTCTGAGTATTTCGTAAAATTGTGGAGGAGCCACAACCCAACGATTTTCTTCAGGAACATCTGCTTCATCAAGTAGACGAGCACCTGTGCTAAGATAGTTTGCACACTCATTACCAGTATTGCATGAAATAGCAGAACTAGCAGCACCTAAGTTAGTTGTATCTGTAGATGCGTTTGAGTTAATGTTGCTTAGTACATTGTAGTCATATTGCTTTTTAAGAGCGTATGCACCAGAAGATGTAGCTAAAGCCTCAAAATTTACATGAGACTGTCTTTCTTCAATGTCGTCCACTTTAAAAGCAAAGTAGTTACCCTGATCTACAGTTAGAGAAACCTCTGCATCTGTAAGATCTTGTGAGTTTATAGAAGCACCACGTTGATAAGCAGTAACCGTAATTGTCGGTTCTTTAATTATCTTCACGGTGTCGCCAAAGTTCTCAATTTCGCCTGAGTAATCGGTATTAGTGATTGCTTCTGCAACCGAAGCTCTTCGGAAATATTTGAGTACCTTTTGGCTATATATCTGTGGTACGAAATTCCCATTAACGAGATTGTCGTAACCAGCAGCAGTAGTAAAAGCCATTTTTACTCTCCATTAGTTATTGATTTGTTATACGACCCTCTCGACTTGCTTTGTCAATTTCTTTTTCAAGTTTATCAAATTCACTAGGCTTTAGCCGAGAAATTTCCGAAGCAGTCCAAATACGTTCATTTTTACCTTCTGCTACTACTTTATCTTTTGTTGCGATAAACTCAGCAGCTTGAGTAGATTTTTTAGAACGTCTTGCTTGCTTCTTGACTAACCCTTTATCAGATTTGTATAGATCAAGAACACGTATAGCCCATTTAGAATCTGTACTATTTTTTAGAACACCATCAGCTATAGAACTGGGTTGGTCTTCTAACCATTCAAGAAACTCATCTGTATCTTTTAATTCAAAAAAATCAGAATGAGCTGTTAAGAGTTCCGTCCTAGCTTGCTCTTCAACCAATCTTTGCTCTTTTTCTTTAAGAGCATTAATCTCACCTTCAAGCTTTTGAGTTTGAGCTTGAGTGTTTTGAGAAGAAATTGTTTGCATTGCTTTATATACGTCAGGATATTCATCTTTAAAACTTTCTAGTTCCTCTGTGGTAGTACCTATGTTAGAAGCAATTTGATTTTTAGTTGAAATCATTACTTCCTGTTCTTCTTTATATTTTTTAAACTCATCTATTTTTTCGTCATAATGTTTTTTCAAATCATCATAGCGTTTTTTATAGTTGTGCTTGGGTTTTGAATCTTTCTTAGACTCTACAAACGAAGTAGCCTTCGCCTCGGTGTTCGCTTCTTCTGTCTCTTCGGATTCAACCTCATCTATTGGATCATCTTTTGCAATAGTATTGCGATAAGAATTTTGATAAGGTTTACGTTCTTCTTGTTCTTCTTGTTTCTGATTATTGTCAGTCATTTTATACCTCCTTAGTGCCAAAGTGATAACTTTGGGTAGCATATTTGGTAGTTAAATAGGAGTGCCAGATTAAATCTAGGTGGCTCCTCTTTTATGTATCTACACCTGTTTTAAAAACATTAGAAATAAATACTGATCTTCGTCCAACTTGCGAAGCCCAACGACTATCAAGTACCTCTTCTGCTGCTTTAGCATAGAAACCATTTTTTAAATACTCTAAAGTTTTTTTAAACTTTAATAAAGTTGGCGTACCAACATTGTACGCTAAGTTAATTAAAGCTCTTTGTCTTGCATCATTTAGATCACGCCACCATGATATAGCATTATCTAATTCATCTTCTATTTCATCTATATTATTTTGTGCTAGATAGTAGGCTTCTTCTTTAGTAATTCCATAATCATCTAAGTTTCTACCTAGACCTATTGTAGTTTTATCAGAAGTACATTTGTAAGGTTTAAGTTCTAACCCTTCAAAGTCTTCTAGCTGTTTT